ATTGGGTGGGTTGTATATTCCTTAGATGCCTCTTCTGAAAATGCTACGGCTACTCCTTCTTCTAAATAGTTGGTATAACCTTTAACTGGATCCAGCAGGTGTACTGTTTCGTGTGCAAGTTCATATAAGGCTGTTGCCCAGTAAACTGCTGCACTTGGGCTTAAAATTGCCCAGGCACTTTTGCCGTCGACGCTGTTCATTATGAAAGGTGATTTTCCTCCGTGATTGAATTTGTGGTTTTCAAACTCTGGTTGACCAAGTGTTTTACTTTTGTCTCTACTACCAAATTTTTCTTCTGCTTTTCTCAAAAGAAATCGCTGAAGACTCATGACGCCTTTTTCTGATTTGTTTGGGGGTTTTCTATCGAAAGTATACTTGGCCATTTTAGTTATTACTCCATTTTGAGGGGCGATCCTACCCCCAGTTTCAACAAGAGGCGATAGTTGTAATTGCCTGCCGTTACAGCGATTTTGCAGAGCTAATGGAAACTATGAGTGAGGTCTCAAGGCGTCCCAGTCCTTGTTATGTGATCTAACAACCAATCTCTAATCAGACAAATATCCTCCTCAGTAAAGCCTAGTATCTCACGCCGTTCATATTTCGTGTCCGGTACTCGACGCTCAGCTTTATCCTTCAACCCGTACTGGTGAACATGAGCAATCCGGGCGACACGTCCGGTAAAGCCGACACTGACGCTACTCGTGTCGCCTCGTACCTTTAAAAAAGTGGCTGTACGCAGCTTTTGAAACATCTTCACCTTGCGCTTCAGCCGGCCCTGTTTGCCACGCAAGTTGCGTTGTTTACGCGGCGCATACTTGCCCCCATCCGGATTTTTCTGGGCAATAATTCGTTGCTGCTGGCTGCGCCGCAACGCTTGCCCAAGACTGCGGGCCAGCTTGTTGCGTGATGCCGGCTCAAGTTGCCCAAGCAACCTCGCCGCCCAGTCTTCCAGCGCTTCCAGTCGGCTGGTCATTTCGGCAGCACCCATTCGCTAGCCGTACCATGCGCACCTGGTATCCAGTTCGGATCAAGAAAGTGAGCAGCCCGTTGCGGTTCGCCAGGATGTCGAACTGTGGTGTTGCCCTGGTCATCCTTGCCCACCACCACACGCTCGGTCAGCGGCAGTGTCAGGCTCATATCCACTTTACTATTGTCGAGAATGTCAGCCTCGAACTGGATGCCGTCTGCGGCCTTGCTCAGATTCTCCAGAAGCTCGGACTGGTGAACGCTTAGCCAACCGAGCAGCGGCAACATGACGCTATCGGGATGGCCGGCGAAGTCGGTAAGGATGACCTGCAGATCGAAGCTGTATTCGAACGACAGCGTCTGCGCGGCGGTGCAGCGGATTTTGCCGTTGTCGATGAAGATCAACAGGCGGTCGGGGTTGTGCTTGAGTTCGGCCACGGTGGCGAGCAGATGCGTTTTCAGGCTGTCGGGCTTGTTCATGGTCGAACCTGCAGGTGTTGGCAAATCATGTCGGCTCACCCTTGTCGACGAAAAATTTCCTGGCTGCAGCACGGGTGCCTTCAACGCCCAGAAGGCCGATCACACCACCGAAAAAAGGTGCGGCAGAAATTGGTATACCCAGTAAGGGCAGCCCATGGCTGGCAGAAAGCGCAAGTGCGCCGCACAGGGGCGCTTCGATCACCACCCTGCGCACGGTGCCGCCGCCGTAGATCACGCGAAGGCTGGCGATGATCACGGCCAGCAGGCCGGTGTAGATGGCGGGCCAGTTCTGTTCGAGCCAAGCGGCGAGCCAGGCCCAGGTGTCGGGACGGTCAGGCATGCGTTTCATTCCATTATCCAGAGTGGTTGGGTTCAATGGCGCGGTGCGGGCGGTTCAGTCCCATAGGTTCACCATCTGCCGTTGCGTGGCGGCGGCTTGGGCTACTGGCATTTGCACCATAAGGCCTTGCGGCAAGGTCGGGCCGTTGTCGGCAAGGCCCGGGTTGGCTTCAAGTACTGCTTCGGTGACACCGGCGGTGCGGCCGTAGTGACGCCAGCACAGGGCATCGACAGTGTCGTTCTGCTTGGCGCGGATGCTGACTGCCATCAGATCAACTCCACGGTAGTGCGGCCGAGGCCGAGGAAGTCGCGCACGGCCCAGCGCTGGTCGCGGCGCAATTCGTCGATGCTCGGACTCAGTTCTTCGGCATTCTGGTTGCCGCTGTTGGTGCTGTCGTATGAGCGGTAGCGCTCGCAGATCTCCGCACCGGTCGCGGCGTAGATCGCTCGCTGGTAGAGGTGAACGAGTTCAGATTTGTCCTCGATTTGTTCTGCTGGTACGTCCGTTAGGTTGGCATAGCCTTCGGCCTGTTTGGCGCGGCGCCATGCGGCAAACTCACGGTTCACGCTGATGGCCGCAGCGATGGTCGCGGTTTCCAGTCGGATCGGCGTGACGCTGGAGTCGATGCGCAAAGTGCCGCGCACGTCGTCGAGGTCGATCGACGGCCAAAAGGGATCGGTGTTGATTTGACCGCTGGGGGCCGGACTGATACTGCCGCCCGCTACGAATCCGCTCATGAGTCTGCGCTCTGTTGTAGGTCGCCGGTGGTCGGGGCTTCACGTTCAGGAGGAGCGGCCTGGCCGATCCGCCCCGAGCCGGCGGGGTGCGTGGGGACGCTCGGTTAACTGCCAGTGGCAGCGAGTTTGTTGAGCAGGCGTTCGGCCCGCTCCAGATCCTTTTTGCCACCGCACGCGTCGTGCAGGTCGATGGCTTTCTTCAGCAGGTCGATACCGGCTTGCACCTGACCAGGTTTGCCGGGCTTTTCGTCGGTGATGCCTTCCAGCGTTACGCGTCCCATGGCTAGAAACAGCTTGGCGCGGGCCTGATCGGGCATGTCCTCGGCGTCGGTAAGTTCAGCGGTGCGTTGCAGAATCGCCAGCTCAAACGATTCGCCGACTTTCAGCGCCTTGAGCGCGACGGTGGCGACTTCTTCCGCGACCAGACAGCCGGTGGTGCGTTCGAATCGGTCAGGCATGATCAATTTGTGTTTGAGCACGTAGTCGGCAATGTCGAGGGCGCCGCTGAAGTCTTCGGCGTCGATGCGCCAGACCATGATGGTGGTCAGCACTTCATCTTGTGCGCCTTTGCCGCCCTCGAGCACGCCTTGCACGTAGGGCATGTAATCGGGCAGCAACTGACGCTTGAGTTCGGCTTTGCCCTGGTTGGATTGCACCTGCTTTAGGCGCAGACGGTCTTGCAGCAGTTGATTGAGCTGATGTTCGTAGGCCGTGGCGCCGGCCATGGTTTGAGTGGGGTTGGCCGCTGCCGCTTCGATGGCGGCACTGACACGAACAAAATGGCGACGGCAGGGGTTGGTCATGGTGTCCGCCTCAGCTCAGGGTGATGTTTTCGGCCATGGCGGCGCAGCCCAGGTCTTCGATCACGTAGCTTTCGTTAACCGATTCGAAGTTCTCGATGCGGTCGCGTTTGGCGTTGTCGACGACGGTGCGGCGGCGGGTGCCTTCTTGCCAGTAGATCGACAGGTTGTCGAGGCGAGTCACCAGCAGGCCGTTGGCCGGGAAGTGCGGTACGCGCACAGCCGGCAGATTGCCCAAGCGCTTTTGGCTGGTGACGATGTCAGCAGCGAGCATTTCGGTCGGCGCTTGGATTTTGTTGATGATCGGGAAGTATTTGTCGGCCAACAGCTGACGACCGCAGATGACCACCAGATCGGTGTCTTCCTGGTACCAGGGGTCGATGAACTCGTTGACCATGCTGACAACCAAGGCGTCGATGTTTTCGAAGTCCTTGCCGGCGCCGATCTCGATCTTGCTACTGCCTGCCACAACCTCGGCCATGACGCGGGCTTCGTTCTCTACGCGCATTTTTTGCAGCCAGCCGATGTTGACGTCCTGCAACAGCGGATTGGTGGCCGGGTTTGAGGTGGCGGCGCGGCTAGTGCCGTTCCAGCCGATCATGATCCGGTTGAGCGCCTGAACCTTGATGATCGCGTCACGGATGCGCGCCTGAAAGTCTTTGAATTTCGCCCATTGATCCAGCTTCTGGTAACGCAGACCGGTGTCAAAGTTGGTTTGGGTGCAGGTGTACCCGCGGTTGTCCAGGCTGCTCGGGTCACGGGGTTCGCGATCCTTCACGGTGGTGTCGGTGGTGCTGGCAATAGTGCCGTCGATACCGATGCCGATCTTCTCGCCAGACTGCTCAGATACGCCGTAGATGTTGATCGAGGCGAGGAACGCGCTTGATTCCTGAATGCGCGTTTCCAGCGTCTGGGCAACGCTCGGTGCCGCGGTGAATTTGGTGGTGACGTCGCTCACGCCGTGCAGTTGGGCGAGCTGTTGCAGGTACGCGTTAAAGAGAACGCGTGTGTCGTTGCGCATGATGGTCGTCCTTGGTTGTGCGGGGCTGACTTTCAGCAGTCAGTCACTACCGAGTTGTCGCCGCCGGTTACCGGAGGGCGCGTTTTCTGGTTGGGATCCTGGGTGGTGGAAAGTTGGGTCTTCAGTTCGGTGAAGTCTTTGCTCAGTTGATCCAGCCGGGTCTGCAGGCTTGTCGAAAACTTCTTCGCGGCTGCCACTTGCGCGGGCAGATCCTTGACGTGTTCGGCGACGGTTTCGACTGCTTGGCTGATTTGAGCGAACTCGGTGTCATCCTTGCTTTGCTTGCCGCCGAGCAGGTTTCTCACCGTGCTGAGTAGGTGAGCGCCGATGCTCGGTTTTTCTTCGAATTCCTCGAACGTCAGCTCTGTTTCCAGCGCCTCGGTGAACATCGAAGTCGCGGAGTAGTGGCGGTCCTTGAACGGGCTGACCTCCGGTTTCTGGGCCGAGAACGACAAGACGTCGGTGCCAAGACTGGCCGGTGAATCGGTCACGCCGAGACCCACGATGTAGGCCTCACCGGTATCGGCGAAGCTGTCGTCGATTTCGATTGAGGTGTAGATCTTCTGTTTTGCTTTATTCATAGCGATCAGGTCAGCCGTCGGCTCGACTTGGGCGAACAGGGCCAGTTTCTTTTGGCCGTTGATGTCCACTTCCTCGGTTCTCACCGCCAGAACATCGCCGTAGGCTTTGAATGGGCTGTCGGGTAGCAAGCTGCGGAAATGTTCTAGCCAGATCCGTGCGCCGTAAGTGGATGGGTTGAAGTTCTTCGCCGCCTGTTCCAGCCAGTTGCGTTTGATGGTGCGCTTGTCCGAGGTAGCGCCCTCTACGGCGACGCGGAACCAGTTGCTGCGGAATTTCTTCATGGTGGGAAACCTATTTGCTTGGGCGCTGAATGCCTGCGATGAGGGGCATGGTCGTG